CGAATTTGATACAAGCGACTTATTGCGCACAAGTCAAAGCGAGCGCTTCAAGAGTTACGATGTGGCGATTAAAGCCGGTGTAATGTGCCCGAATGAAGTCCGCCGCCGTGAGGGTTTACCGCCTTATGCTGGTGGAGAAGAATTCAGTCAAGCATGGAAACAAACCGTAGAAGTAAAACGCGGTGATGAACAAGAACCGGGGGCAAGCGATGGCGAGAATGCTTAAGGCTGGAAAATATAACAAGGTGATCATCTTACAAAAACGAGATTATGACAAAGAGCGAAACAACACCTCATACGGAACCTCAAAACCGATTTGGAAAGATGTCGCCACCGTGCGCGCCAGTGTAGAACCGTTACAAGGGCGAGAATATTTTAGTGGCCCTTTTCAAATGGGTGAAAACATTATCCGCGTTCGTGTTCGTTACCTTGAAGGCATTACAAACAAAATGCGGATTAAATACGGTAAACGCCTATTTGATATTTATTCGGTCATTGACAGTATGGAATCTCACAGAGAGTTGCAGCTCATGTGTAAAGAGGGTGAAGCCTATGGTGAATATTGATTTAACCATTGATGAAATCAAAGCGCACTTAAATCTCGATCATGATTTAGATGATGAGTTACTGGAAGCCTATAAGGTAGCCACATTGGAAGTATGCCAAAAACATATTGGCAAAACCTTTGGGGAAGAGGAAACGAAAAAGACCATACCTTTTACCCCGGCGATTAAGATTGGTTGCTTAATGTATATCGCCTATCTCTATGCGACTAGAGAAGCCGTAACAGATTCCTTAACAATTATGCGGCCTGTTCCTATGGGTATTAGTAGCCTGTGGGAAGTGTATAGAGAACCGTGCGCTTACTAAGGATTTAGTAACCGATATGCCATACCAACCATTAAGACGTTGTAGCTATCCCGGATGTAGAAACAAAGTAAAGTCAGGTAGATGTGAGGAGCACAAACCCAAGGACAACCGCCCAAACAGTAGCGCACGCGGTTACGACCATAAATGGAGCAAATACCGCGAACAATACTTAAAGCATCATCCTCTTTGCGCGATGTGCTTAGAGCAAGGCAAATATACACCGGCAACAGTGATAGACCACATTAAGCCGGTAGAGAACGGACAAGCAGATCCGTTGTTTTGGGTAGCAAGCAATCATCAGCCTTTATGTCGTGATTGTCACAGCTATAAAACACGAGTGATAGACCAACGCGGATTTGGTGCGAAGAAAATTGATTAGACCGGGTGGGGGCAATTTCAAAAAGAAAGTGGCAACCCTTCGGAACCGCCCGCCTACTCAAATTTTTACGCAAAGTGATTTTTTAGAAAATAAGGAAAGTGAATGAGCAAGCGAAAAAGTTATAAGACACCTGATTTTTTGGATGATATTGCTAAAAGCCAATGGAAAGCGCGTATTAAACAACTTTCAGAACGAGGTGATATTAAGTCGGAAGATTTAACAAACCTTGAAATTTATTGCGAAAACTACGCAATTTGGCGTCATTCCGTGGCTGATTTAGCGAAAAATGGCTTCATTATCGTAAATAGTCAAGGAACACAATCAAGAAACCCGGCATTGTCCGCGAAAGCAGATGCCGAAAAAGTCATGATCAAGATGTCTTCCCTCTTAGGCTTCGATCCGGTAAGTCGCCGTAAAAATCCAGTAGAAACGGACGTTACTGATATGTTGGATGAAATCCTCACAATGTAGGCGAAAATGGAAATCTGGCACGAATACGCGAAGAAAGTTCAATCAGGTGAAAAGTGGCTTGTCGTAAGATAAAACAAGCCGTAGCGCGTCATTTTGATGATTTAGCGAACCCCGCTTATTTCTTTGATGAAAGTGCGGTAAATAAATTCTTGGCTTTTTCTCGCCTATGTCCACACGTTAAGGGGCATTTACGCGGGCAACCAATCGAACTTTCAGACTGGCAAACATTTCTCTTTGCCAATTTGTTAGGCTTTAAGCGCACTGATACCGGCTTGAGAAAATATCGTTCCGCTTATATCCAAGTGGCGCGAAAAAATGCCAAGTCCACCGTGGCCGCCGTGTTGGCTAATTGGTTCCTACTGATGGAAGCAGGCCAACAAGATATTTACACTGCAGCAGTAAGTCGAGACCAAGCCCGCATTGTGTTTGATGATGCGCGTCAAATGTGCTTACTTTCCCCGCCTTTGCGCAAACGGCTCAATATTCAGCAACATAAACTTATTAATCCGAAATCAAATAGCTTAATGCGCCCGTTAGCGGCTAAATCCTCAACCATTGAAGGAACTAACCCAAGCCTAGCCATTGTGGACGAATACCACCTACACACTGATAACAGCGTTTACAGTGCGTTAGAACTAGGGCAAGGCGCCCGCCCGGAAGGTTTAATTGTTTGCGATTACCACAGCGGGAAGTAACGTCATTTCCGCTTGTAAACAGCACTATGATTATTGCGCGCAAATACTGGAAGGCAACGAACAAAACGACAGCTTGTTTGTGCTGATTTTTGAATTGGACGAAGAAAGCGAAATTGATAATCCGGAAAACTGGGTAAAAGCCAATCCGAATATCGGTAAATCCATTCCTTACCTTGATTTTGAAAACACAATCAAGAAAGCTCGAGGGATTCCTTCCGAGTGGGTGGAAATGCTCACCAAGCGTTTTAATGTTTGGTGCCAAGGTACGACACCATGGCTAGGCGAAGGCAATTGGGCGCAGTGCGTACGAGATTACACCGAAAGCGACTTACTTTACCAAGATTGCTATTTAGGCTTGGATTTATCTAGTACCAACGACTTAACAAGCCTTTGTTACACCTTCCCACAAGGGAAAAAAGTGCGGTTGATTACCCGACACTATATTCCTGAATTTCAGCTTAACAATGTGGCCAACAAGAACCGGGCCATTTATCGAAACTGGGTGCGCCAAGGGTGGCTAATTGCCACAGAGGGCGACTGTATCGACTATGACAAAATCCGCGATGATATTTTAAAAGATGCGGAAAACTTCAATATCAAAATGATAGGCTTTGATGTTTGGAACGCCACGCATTTACGCACGCAATTACAGGCGGCAGGCTTGGAAGTAGAACCTTTCCCGCAAACCTATCAACGATTTAGCCCGGTGGCCAAAAGTGCGGAAGTGTTGATTAATCGCCAAGTGATAGAACATCACGGCGATCCGGTGCTTTCTTGGGCGTTATCCAACGTTGTGATGGAAACCGATGCTAACGCCAACATAAAACCAAACAAGAAGAAGGCCGCAAACAAAATCGATCCGGCAGTGGCTTTCTTGATGTCATTCGGCACTTATCAACTTGAATATGGCGATCTGATTTTTGAGTTATCGGAAGAACACAAACAGGCATTGGAACAATTTAACGGAATCGATTTGTAAATTTATGTTTTAACATTTGATAAAGCATATTAAATATGTCAATATTACACCCGAAAGATTAAAAATAAACATTGACTTTGTGTAACGTGTTGTATATTAAAGAATTTTATGTAGGGGAATATAGTATGGTTATATCAACTAAACAAAAGTTCGCCTGTATTGCTATTGGTGCAAGTTCTATTTTAAATTTAGCTCCAGCTGTTGGGCAAGCCAGTAGTGTTGGCTCTTACAGCGTGGATAGAAGTAACTTACAGTCTGATGTTCGTAATGTAGGAAGCTATATTAAGGCTGCCACTAAGGCAAAGTCTATTAGGGGCGATTATGTCCGAAAATAGTACTGGATCACCAAATAATGAAGCAACCTCAATTCAGCCAGCACAACAAGAACTAATTGACAAGGTTATATCTGATCCTGAAGTGTTGGAAGGTGTGTTGAGTGCACCTTCTGTTCAAATGGTCATTACTCAGCAATATTCTGGTCCTTTACCTCCACCAAAAGATCTAAGTGAATATAATTCATTAATTCCTGATGGCGCACATAGGATAATGTCTATGGCGGAAAAAGAGCAAGACGCGCGTCATAAGTTTAATAGTGATATGAGTAAGTCTAGGGATAAGGGACAAAATTACGCAATGTGCTCAGTTATTCTAATTACTGCGTTATGTTCTTACTTAGCTTATTTAGGTGCTTATGCCGTGGTTGGAACCATTATGGTTTCAGCTTTGGTGGCTATTGTTGGTTCATTTATTATTGGTAAAAAATTATCATCCAATACTAGTTCTGAAAAATAAAACCAATCATTAAATAAAAGGTATATTAGTCAATATGGATTAATATACCTTTTTTTTAATATCTTTTTTTAGGAGATATAAAATATTTCCCTTATACTATTGAATCTTTCCCCCTTTGTTACTATGTTATTTGCTATAATAACCAGTAAAAACAAGGGTGAACTATGGGGCTGATACTAGTTGCAATAAAGTGTATGGTTGCTTCTTTTTTTGTCGTATTAGCAATAGTTACCTTTCAAGACTGGTGGTTTATTGTGGCCTTTGGTTTAGCCGGCGGGCTTTCATTTACTATCGGTTGGCTTATTTACGATGAATATAAGCGCCGTAAAGAAAATAAACGGTTAGCCGCCAAGTGGGAAGAAAGAAAAAACCGCCCTGTAGAATATGAAATAAATAACGCAGTTATCAAGAAAACATTGTCAGAAAACTCGAAGCCGCTTATCACCGGTACGATAAACTGGATAGACGGTAGCACCGGCAAAGAAACCACTTTAATAGATATTAGTGTAGATATAAAAAACAAATAACCGAATAAAGCGCACCTAGGCTGATCCCCGAAAGCAAGAAACCTTATCTTGTTGGTGCGCTCCTATCATAAGGGCAAATGCGAAAGGGGCGTTTATGAAAGAGAAAGAAGATTTTTTCTCAAACCTTAGAATTCTATTAGGTAAAAAAACTTGTAGCGAATTATCTCGACTTGCGTACGAAATAGAACGATTTGTTTCTAACTTAACCTTGAAAGAAATAAAAGATACACAAGCATGGATCGATGAAACTATTGATATGTATTATCAAGAAGAATTAGATAACGCGATTGAAAATGCAAGAAATATCACCGAATATTATGAAAATAAAGATGGGGATTATATAGAATACAATAAATATATGATCCAAACTTGGTATGATGAATATGAACCTAATATAGATTTAATTATTAAAGACTTTAATGTTGAAACAAGAGATTCAGATTATGATTCCTATACTTTAGAATGGTTATTGGAGATAAATTATAGAGATACCGGATTAATAGATGGAATTAAAAATTATCAAATTATGGCTATCATGGCTTTAGACTATATAGATAGATTTATAAATGGAGATAGTTTTTTTAAAAATAATAGTTTTAATAACGATAAACAATATCAAGCATTCTGGATTTATATTGCCGCAAAAGATATGAAGTACTCCTTAGAAGTTGAGACAATTAAACTGGATGTCCAAAAAGAAATTAAAAAGAAAGCAGCAGATGCGAGACACCGTGAAAATAAAAGAATGAAGGAAATAGTGATAAATAAATGGAAAAGTTATAAAAATCAAAAATTAAAAGAAGGGAAAACACCAAGCAAAAATGCTTTCGCAGAAAGAATTTTCAAAGAGCTGCAAACTGCTAATAAGAAAGATTCAAATGTAAAGGCCTATTCATTAAAGACAATTAGAACAAATTGGTTACAGGGAATCTAATATCCCCTCCTAGCATAGGATATATCCGTTTCAATAAAGCCCTATCTTTTATCGCATAGGGCTTTATTCATGCCTAAAAAATTTTATTACTCTATCTCTCGTAACGTTACGCAACCAAACGGGGCTATCAGTTAGCCCCATACAGTTTAACTAATACGGAGAGGAAAATGAGCCAATCTCAAACCCAATCTACACAACTCATCACCGGTGCCGATGTTTGCCGACGCGTAAGCTTTGGCCGCACCAAACTCAATGAGCTTGTAAGAGCTAAACAATTCCCACAACCGATCCGCTTTTCACAAAATTTTGTCCGTTGGGATTTAGAAGAAGTGAATGCGTGGATTGAAGAACAAAAAGCCGCACGCGCTTAAGGTGGTGGAAGATGAACGAAGCAAGAAAACCAACACAATTCTTAAAAGTGTTACACCGTTTAATTCTTTCTAGCATTAGTGGCATTGATGGTTATTCAATGGGCATGACGTCAGCGCGTAACTATATCAGTGAACTTGAACGCAATCATTTAACCGGCAAAGTAAAACGCACAACAGAAAAGACTGCAGATGGAATGGGGCAATATTACCGCTATGAAATCGCAGATGTCGAACAGTTAAAACAGGTGATTGCCATTTATAAGGCTAAGGGAGGTGAGCTTACTGCGCATGAAGAACAGCAAGCCTACTTTCGATTCCGTTAAAAGAAAAACGCCGCAAGGCTCAACCCAAGCGGCGCATCCCCCTACCTTAAGAATCACTCAGAAGGTAGATAACCTAAATTACATGAGGGCGGAAACTGCGGAACACACTTTGAACGCTAATGAATGATTTTAGCGACCATGAGCCAAACACAAAGCACACGCCACGTTTCCCGATCTAAATCCATAAAAGGAATAAATATGAATTTAAATCACGTTAATTATAAACAATATGAAAATAATTACAATGCATTTCACTTTACAAAGTGCAGTCAAATTTGCGACTATGTTCACGTCTTAGCAAAATCTAAGACCAGCTGTGGAAAGCTGAATTATTTACTGGCGAACGATAGCACGCCTTTTAACCGTGCTTTTTTTGTTCGTAACATTCGCACACCTCAAGAATTTGCGGATTTTGTTTTATCTAATCTAAAAATTCGTTCAATGGTAGAGCGTAGCGGGCAACCCTTAGCGGTTGGCTGCTTTCCAGTAAAGGCTGTTTTCCACCCTGTTACGTTCTACCGCCCGACCGTGGAAAGTCTAGCGGTAGTTTCTAAAAATCTTTTACTGGAAACTACGCAAATGTATCAATTCATTTTTGCGGCTATTCGCCGTACCGATTTATCTAATCACATTCAAAAAATCCGTATCACCGCCGACACAGAACAAGCCGCACGCACTCAATGCGCCCGTGATTTTGTTCTTGTGCTTGCCGGCAAAATCAATTTTCAAAACACCGTGAAAAACGACCGCACTTTTATCAAGGGGTGAGCTATGCGCAATCTTAATAAAGAAAAAATCACTCTTGAAAAATGGCAATTAGAAGGGCTTTTAGAGAAAGTCCATCAGCTTTCATCATTGCTATTGGCTTTATCTGAAACCGATTATTCAAAATTAAATGAATGTGAAATTCAGGCGGCAATAGTCGCTGCGTTTAGAGTAAGTGAAAGCAATTATTCGGCTTTGAATAAATTATTGGAGGGCGAAGATGACTAATTCACCTTACAAATTAGTGATATTGGACAAACAGGGCAAAATTGATTTTGTGGGGCATTATCCTACATACGAACAAGCCTATAAAGCTGCTGAATTTTTAAAAAATAAAGATGTTCATTCAGAAATCAGAATTAGCAACCCCGACGGATTAGGCGAGGATGATGAAAATGATTAAACCGATGGCACAACAGCAAACACAAGGCACGGTTAAGCCTAAGATTCATGGGAAACTCTCATTCAACCCCTTACACGCGGAATATGCGCAAATCAGCCGCCAATTTAAGTTAATCCATGATAGTAACCGCAAATGCCTTGAAGTTTACCCGGACGACTTCCATCACAAACTAAAAATGCGCGGCGAATGTGCGGATTTAGTAGAACGGTTGAAAGGTGGTGGAAAGTTATTTAACGAATTGGCGAAAGCTGCCGATTTAACAAAGGAACAGACCGCACTTTTAAAGGATTTCAATCAAGCAAATGGCTATTTAATTTCTAAATTTGCCGAAGTAGTAACACAAATTGAACGATTACACATTGAGCATATTGAGTTACAAAAACAGACACAAGGAGCCGAATAATGGATCTCAATCAAAAAATGGATTATTCCAAACTAAATGCCGTTGAATTGAATGCGATTTCAATCAGTCATCAGAACATGGGAAAACCTAAAGATGAAGCCTTTAATTCGTCTTTCCCTTATACCACCGAATCAATTTTGGCATTAGCCGAACAGTTTATTGATTATCCCGCTGAATATCTCGGTGGGCTAAAAATCATTCATGATGAACTACTGGCTATCAATAAGCATTTATTAGCAATGGCACCGAAGCCACCTTCACCCGATCCGGAAGAAGTAGCGGCGGAATTATTCAATGATGTACTGATAGATGGTTTATTAAAACATTGTGTAGTGAACTCCTTGGTAAGTGCATTTTCCTATTTTCAAAAAACAGTCGCCATGCGTATTCATATAATTGAGAGCGGTACGGTTGAGGGGGTAAATCATGGCACGCTTAATTAATGCACCACATTTAGCGGATCAGCCGAAAGAACCTTATTCAGCATTAATCATTCTTGCCGGACGTAAGGCTTGGCAAGCATGGAACAAAGGAAAAGGCGAAGAATGGTTATTGTTGTGTTCGTTGGTGGAAGGTATAGATGCCAGACAAAAGCCGGTGATTCTTGCCGAACAGCAACTTGAAGATGTTTCAGGAATAAGAATAGCTGATTCGGAGCAACGCGCAATCTTGCTTTTCCAATGTGGAGAATTAGAACCAACAGAAATCACCGGTATTTGCCATAACCTAGCAAAGCATACTAAAGCTGATCATGTCGTTTTATATGATGGTGCCGCGCAGATTAAGGAAAATCTAAGTGGTTACATTCAACGCCTACGCACGGATAAAAGTGCGGTAGAAATTGCGGATAAAATTGCTCCGCCGCCGAGAAATTGAAAGAAAAGGACGGCACCAACGTAAAAGCGCGGGCATTCGTAAAATGGCTGAATCTAGATATTGCTCAACACAGCTTAGATAAGGAGCTTTATCATTACACCGGTGTAAATTGGGAGATTCTACCAAGATCGGAATTGGAGGTTAAAGCCGTTCAGTTTTACGATGAACAGGAATTTACTTATAGCGCCCGTTCTATTGATTCAATGATTGATACAGCGAAGATTCAAGCGGCCAAAATGGGGTGAGCAATCCAAGGAGCTATTAGCCTTTAAAAATGGTGTATTAAATCGTTCTACCTTGGAATTTTACCCGCATTGCCGGGAAAACTGGTTAACTTCCTTTATTCCGCACGATTACACGAATCAGGAAGAAAATACACCGCACTTTGATCGTTGGTTGGATTTTGTTGCTGATAGCAAGGAAGATAAAAAGCAAGCAATCTTGGGCGCACTTTACGCGATTTTAACGAATCGCCATAACTGGCAATTATTCTTTGAAGTAACCGGCGATGGTGGCAGCGGAAAATCGGTATTTGCGCAAATTGCCACAATGTTAGCCGGTGAACAAAACACCGAAAGCGGGCGATTAGTCGATTTAGACGAACCGCGCGGCCGTGAAAACTTTGTGAATAAAACGCTCATTCTATGCCCGGAACAATCCCGCTATGGCGGTGATGGTGGCGGACTAAAAAGCATTAGTGCAGGAGATTTAGTCAATATCGATCCGAAGCACAAAAGCAAGTTTAAAGCGGTCATTCCCGCGATAGTGCTAATCGTCAACAATGAGCCGACACGCTTCACAGAAAGAAACGGCGGTATTGAGCGGCGCAGAGTGATTTTTCACTTTGATAAGGTGGTGCCGGAAAGTAAACGCGATCCGTACTTAATGGATAAGATAGAAGCCGAAGCCGGAGGAATTATTTATAAACTGATTCAGGCTTTTAAAAATCCGTTAGACGCAAAGAAAGCGTTAATTCAACAACAGGAAAGCGCCGAAGCGTTAGAAATAAAAATGAACTCAGATCATTTAACGGTGTTTTGTAGTTATTTCCTAACCTCTCAAGAAAGTAACGGGCTAGGAATTGGCAATGCGAAAACCGGGCTTCCAAGAACGCACCTTTACCCTGCTTACTTGGTATTTACTGAAGCCAATAATATTCAAAATGCGTTAACACTGAATAACTTTACCGAATCATTAAGACAAGGATTGGCACAACATAAAAATAAATACCCCTACGCCCGCAAGCGGATAACTTTCGGAACGGAAAAAGGGAGATATATCACGAATGTACACTTTAAAGACTTTGACGAATTTTATAATGAGTACATAAAATCAAATAGATAGCGAAAGGCGCGGCATAAAAACCGCGCTTTTTTTATCTAAAAAGGTGAATGCCCCGGTGAATAACTTCTCTTTTCTCTTCACTCTGTAACTATTTGAAAAATAAAAGAAAGTGAAACAGTGAACGAGTGAACGCACTTTTTAAAAATTTTACACGCACATCGCTTTTAACGTTCACATTGTTCTACATAATCGCCCCAAAGTTGCATCACCGGCTTGCGTTGTTCAAGGAAATCAGCCCTATCATAAATCTTGCCTGTTTGCGTGCCCGTTTTATGAGAAATACACATTTCAGCCACTTCATAATCAATACGCTGATCTGCTAAATAAGTTCGTCCGATTGTTCTTAATCCATGAGCTGTTTGTTTATTCTTGTAGCCTAAATCGACTAGCATTTTATTGATTGTTTGACTGCTCATTGGTTGGTTAGACTTAATCCAACTTTGAAAAACATATTCACTTTTCACAGATATACTTTTCATTTTGTTTAGAATTGCCATAGCTTGGGAAGAAAGTGGAATTACAAAAGGATGTCTTTTCTTCATTCTATTAGCCGGGATAGTCCATAAAGATTTTTTAAAATCAATTTCAGACCATGTAGCGTTACTTGCTTCAGCAGGGCGTACCATAGTTAATAACTGAAATTTGAATAATAACTTTGTTTGAATGGCCGCACTGGAATACATTACGGCTTTTATTAATTCCGGTAGTTCTTTTGGTGTTATTGCCGGGTTGTTGGTGGATTTTCCAAAGTTAAATACTTCATTGATTCGTAAACAAGGATTAAAGGCAATTAGGCCGTAGTTTACAGCGAAATTAAGTACTTCATTCAATAGCCGAATAGTGCGCTTTAATGTATCGCCCTTGCCTTGGTTATAGAGTGATTCTAATGCTTCTATAACAACCTTTGGCAGAATTTCATTTATTGGCATATCACCAATAAAAGGAAACAAATAGATTTCCATGCGGCGCCAATCTTTTTTTAATGTTTCAGCTTCAACTTTTTGAACCTTCTTGGCCTTCCAACGATTAGCGACAGATAGCAAGCTATTTTCTATATGCTCAATAGCGGCTTTCTGTTCTTGTTCTTTATGTTCTTGTGGATCTATGCCTTGAGCCAACAAAGAGCGATATTCTTCACGAATAGAACGGGCTTGAGCTAAAGATAAAGCGGGATAAGTTCCTAAAGAAACTTTAGTACGTTTTTTAGTAAGTGGGCGGATATAGTTAAAACGCCATGATTTAACGCCGGTAGGCAAGACTAATAGAAATAATCCGTAGCCATCAGTAAGGGTGTATTCTTTGGCTTTTGGCTTAGATCTTTCTACTTCGGTATTGGTTAGAGGCTTAGTAATTTTAGGCATATTTGGTAACCATTTAGCAATTTTATGTAACCACGGAAAAGGGATATTAGCACATGGTTACAATCGTGGTTACAAAAAAGAGCGGTTAAGGGCGATTATCTACGAGGGGATACAATAGGGTAAAATGCTATAAAGTCTTATAAGTACTGGCTTTGATTGGTGTTTTTGATGAGTTGCGAGGGGTTATGATAAGTTTTTTGGTGCCCCCAACAGGACTTGAACCTGTGACCAATCGATTATGAGTCGACTGCTCTGACCGACTGAGCTATGGGGGCGGTGAGCATTGATTTGAGGTGCAGATTATAGGGAAATCTTAGACTAAAGTCTAGTTATCATCATAATTATGTATTTCTTATTTAAACAAAAAAGGATAAGTCATGACGGCTTATCCTTTTTGTTATAGATTTGCTTCGACTATTCGTCTAAGAAACTGCGTAATGTTTCGGAGCGACTTGGATGACGCAATTTGCGTAATGCTTTGGCTTCAATCTGACGAATACGTTCACGGGTAACGTCAAATTGTTTGCCCACCTCTTCTAACGTATGGTCGGTGTTCATGTCGATACCGAAACGCATACGAAGCACTTTTGCTTCACGTGGCGTTAAACCTTCCAACACTTCATGTGTGGCTGCTTTTAAGCTTTGTGCAGTGGCGGAATCTAACGGAAGCTCTAAGGTGGAGTCTTCAATGAAATCACCTAAATGGGAATCATCGTCATCTCCGATAGGGGTTTCCATAGAAATCGGTTCTTTCGCAATTTTCAGTACTTTACGGATTTTATCTTCCGGCATACCCATACGCTCCGCCAATTCTTCCGGTGAAGCTTCACGTCCCATTTCTTGTAACATTTGGCGGGAAATACGATTTAGCTTATTAATCGTTTCAATCATGTGTACCGGGATACGAATTGTCCGCGCTTGATCCGCAATGGAGCGGGTAATCGCCTGACGAATCCACCAGGTGGCATAAGTGGAGAATTTGTAACCGCGACGGTATTCAAATTTATCTACCGCTTTCATTAAGCCGATATTGCCTTCTTGAATTAAATCAAGGAATTGTAATCCGCGGTTGGTATATTTTTTGGCAATAGAAATCACCAAACGCAAGTTGGCTTCCACCATTTCTTTCTTCGCACGACGTGCTTTTAACTCACCTTGCGCAATACGTTCGCAGATTTCTCTAATTTGCTGAATAGTGAGATGGGTGTCTTGCTCAATTTGCACTAAATTTGCGATGGCTTGGCGCAAATCATTTTCATATTGCACGAGTTTTTCAGACCATGGTTTGCCGGCACTCAAGGCTTTAATCAACCAAGTGTCGGTAGTTTCATGCCCGATGAAACTCTTTTGGAAACCGGATTTAGGCATTTTGGCATTATCGACTACGATTCGCTGAATAAAGCGTTCTTGCGCACGCACGCGTTTCATCATGTCGCGCATGGATAGCACAAGAATATCAAACTGTTTTGGCACTAAACGGAATTGAGTGAAAATATCTGACAAGGCTTGAATTTCATCTTTGGTTTTTTTCGATGTGCGACCATGTTTTTCAATGCTTGCCAAGGTTTTTTGATGCTGTTCTTTAAGTGCGGTGAATTTTTCGCGTGCAACTTCAGGGTCGATGCTGTTATCGCTATCGCCATCATCGCTGCTGTTTTCTTCGCCATCTTCTTCATCTTCGCTTTCATCATCTAACCCATTTTCGCCGACATCTTCTTCATTTTCTTCGTCGGCATCAAAATTTTCATCTAAATGGGTGTTATCGGATTCACTCAATACGTTTGGATCGACAAAGCCGGTAATTAAATCAGCTAAGCGAACACCGCCATTTTCTACCGATTCGTATTGTTGAATTAAATAAGTGATCGCTTCAGGATAAGCGGCAACAGCACTTTGTACTTCATTGATACCTTCTTCAATACGTTTGGCAATATCAATTTCGCCCTCGCGGGTAAGCAATTCCACACTGCCCATCTCACGCATATACATGCGCACAGGGTCGGTTGTACGGCCTAACTCGGCCTCAACGCTGGATAACACCTGTGTTGCTTCTTCAACGACATCTTCATCGGTAATCGTTTCATTGAGCATCAGATCATCGGCATCCGGTGCAGTCTCCAACACCTGAATCCCCATGTCGTTGATCATTTGAATGATATCTTCAATTTGATCGGCATCGACGAGTTCTTCGGGCAGGCTGTCATTGACTTCGGCATACGTTAAATAGCCTTGCTCTTTCCCTTGGGCGATGAGTAGTTTCAATTGAGATTGTGGATTGTGATCCATATTTGATATCCGCCTTGCTTACTTAATTTAGTGAAGATAAAACGCCAAGATTTTAGCATTCTTCCTTCGGTTTAACTATTTCTTTCGTGTTCTTTTTCGCGTTTTTTTACCAACAACAATGTTGAAAGTTCTTTTTTCTCATCAAGATTTAATCCTTCGCTACGATCCTTAGCAATTAGCCAATTTATTCGTTTATCAATGATCTGTAGATAAAAATAACGTAATGTTTCGCGGAAGGTATCTTCAATCTTGTCTTCTTCAACCAAATGGTTCCATGTGGCCAGTTTTTCAAGCGTATTTTGTTGAGGTGTATCGCGCCAGTGTTCTAACAGTTGTCCGGAACTAATACCCACTTTTTCACGGCAAAGTGCGGTCATTTCTGCAAACAAATCGTAGCCTGGCTCATTTAACGAACGAAAAGATTCCAAATCGGGTACAAATTTCACCAATTCCGGATTTTGTAACAGCAATGCGATCAGCACACGCATTGGGGTTCGCTTAAATTGTATCGGTTGGGCTGTCGGTGTGTTTTCTGTTTTCTGTTGATTTGGAATAAGGCTTTCCAGTTGCGTCGGATCGAGAATCCCCAGTTTTTTTGCCAACGTGTTACACAAATCCAAACGTAACATATCGCCCGGAATTTGTTTAATTAACGGTACTGCTAATGCCGCCAGTTTGTTTTTCCCTTCTTTGCTGGAGAAATCCACTTGTGGCGTCAAATGAGCAAATAAAAATTCACTTAAAGATTGTGCGTTATTGAGATATTCCTCGAATCCCTCTTTGCCAAATTGGCGAATAAAGGTATCGGGATCCTCGCCGTCAGGTAAAAAGATAAATTTGAGTTGACGGCCGTCTTCCAAATAAGGCAGTGCATTTTCTAAGGCTCGCCATGCGGCATCACGCCCCGCGCGATCGCCGTCATAACAGCAAATCACTTGTTCTGTTGAGCGAAAGAGTAATTGAATTTGCTCCGAGGTTGTTGATGTGCCAAGAGAGGCCACGGCGTAATCTACACCGAATTGGGCCAACGCCACCACATCCATATAACCTTCAACAACCAGTAATTTTTGTGGTGAATCGTCAGCTTGTAGGGCTTCAAATAAACCGTACAATTCACTGCCTTTGTGATAGGTCACGGTTTCCGGTGAGTTCAAATATTTCGGTTTCTCATCGGTTAACACGCGTCCGCCGAAAGCCACGGTGCGGCCTCGACGATCGCGAATCGGAAACATAATCCGATTGCGAAATTTGTCATAAATATTGCCACGATCATTGCGTGATAACATACCTAAATCGAACAGTTTTTGTTGCTCTTCTCGGGTTTTACCGAATTGGCGATAAACGGTATCCATGGCATTCGGCACGTAACCGATTTGAAAACGTTCGATAATTTCCGCTGATAAACCACGTTGTTGCAGATAACTTTGCGCAGGAATATTTAACGGCAATTGTTGCTGATAAAATTTGGCGATTTCCTGCATTAATTCATACAGATTACGCTTGGTTTGATAGCCGACTTGCTTGCCGCTCTCGTTAAAGTGCGGTCGTTTTTCGTAGGGAATTTCCAACCCAAGAAAACCGGCCAGTTCTTCCACTGCTTCCACAAATTCCAGCTTGTCATATTCCATCAAAAAGGAAATCGCGTTGCCGTGCGCACCACAACCGAAGCAATGATAAAACTGCTTTTTATCGCTGACGGTAAAAGAAGGGGTCTTTTCATGGTGAAACGGACAGCACGCCTGATAATCACGGCCGGCTTTTTTCAGTTTGACTCTAGAATTGATCAGATCAACGATATTAACTTTAGTTAATATATCGTCTATAAATGTACGTGGAATGGTGCCTTTCATCGAGTATTCTGCCTCTTTATTGTGAACGAAATATGAGCCTAACTGATGAGATTGAGATAAAATAAAACCGTGAGCCTCGGAAGATTCACGGTTTTTATAACTCGAGTTAAAAAATACTGTTAATTAGTATAAACGTGTGTTGCGTGCGTTTTCACGAGCTACGCGTTTAGCGTGACGTTTTGCGCGGGTTGCATTTTCACGTTTACGAATCGTTGTTGGTTTTTCGTAGAATTCACGAGCACGAACTTCTGCTAAGATACCAGCTTTTT